TTGAGGACGAAAAGGCCCTGAATTTGGCGCTGAATAAAATCAGCGGCCAGTGGGACAATGAAAAGCTGTCTGCCGTCCTGCAGGATCTTTCTGCAGGCTTCGATGTTGAGGTGACAGGCTTCGACCAGCATGAGGTTGACGCACTGGTTGCATCCTTTGCGGAGAGCGGCCACGAGTACGAGCTTCCCGGCTCTGAACCCTATATCAATAATTTCTTTGATTCCGGGGTTCAGGCAAAGCCCAAGGCCGAGGAACCCGCTGCCGTTCCTGCACCGGAAGCCCCGGCACAGGATGCAGAGATGCACCCCAGCGCTGCACCCGCACCCAATGAGGTGCAGGCAGTCCAGCCCGGCGGGAAAAAGACCGTCATTGTGCCTAATCTGTCTGAACAGGATGCAACCACCCTCGTGGACGTTCTCAAGGACATGGGCTTTGCGTACCGTCTGGAGGATGCGGCATGACACAGTATGTGATATGCGCACTTCAGATGGAGGGCTTTCACTGCTGGCCGGAGGCTGATGGAGAACTCGCATATCTCAAAAACTCACACCGTCATATCTTTTTTATTACGGCAGAGTTTCCAGTTCACAATGCAAACCGTGAAATAGAAATCATCAGCCAACAGAATGCAATCAAGCGCTATCTTCTCTCCAAGTATGGGGATGAGGATGGCGCTTGTCATTTTGGGCGGCGCTCCTGTGAGGACATCGCCGCTGAAATTCTGAACCAGTTTGAAAACTCCACATCCTGCACCGTCCTTGAAGATGGGTTTGGGGGTGCGCGAGTTGTTCGATAACAACATCAAAGTGCATTTTGCCGGGAGCGACGGCGGAGAGATATTCTACGCCGCCCTGCTGGCAGCACAAACCAAATACCGGCTGTTTTCCTGTTACAAGTACATTCTCAAGCGCCGCCTGCATTATGATTACCGGCGTTTTCCCTGCGACGGATGCCGTTATGGACAATGCCTATCAAACCCTGCTGGGGCAGAACTGGATTTTTGTCATCGGCAGTCTGTCCGCATACCTCGTTTCCCAGTCGTGGGACGTGGCCGTGTTCCATGCAATCCGCGACCGCTATATTGCCAAGCATGGCAGCACCAAGGG